AAAATGCTGAGTTACAAATTTCTACTACACTAGCCATTTTGTTTTTTCTCCTTAATTAAATATTTTCTTCTTAATTTTCTTGGTGTTGTTAATTGCCAAATTTCATCTTCTGTAAGTTCATGTTTGCTATCAAAACCATAATGAAATTTTGGACCGTGTTTAAATCTGTCAACCAAAATGTAACGATACACATGGTTATCTTTTTTAAAATGTAAAACTGTTTTTATTTCTTTTATTGTTTTCATAAAAAAGGAGGCGATTGCTCGCCTCCAATTTAATTATTTATTACTCATCACAAGGAACTTGAACTACTCCTGTTTCGTTCATTCTTGTAGCTCCAATTGACATACAATAATAAACCTGTGTCGCGTAAGATTTGTCTGCTCTTTCATCTATTCTAGCAGCAATATCTTTACCTATTGCAAGTTTAATTGCATCTTCTGTGAAACCAAAGCACAATCTATCGTCTGTGTTTGTATTATCAAACGGTAGTCTTGTTGACATGATGAATTCAAAACCTAAGAACGAGTTAATATCACCCTGCGCTAAAGCTTTAACTGTATTAAAGTCAGAACTTTTTACTTCAGTTGTGTTTAACAAATCTTGGATTTGTTTTGGTCCACATACAAAAAATCTCTTTAATGATGGGTCCACATCGTTGTTGTCTAAGATAAACTTCGCAGATAACAATTTTGCAATTGTTAAACCGTCAGTTTGTTGTGCTGTTGATGTTTTTTGAGACGATGGTAACGCAGTTGTTGTTCCACCAGCAACACCTGTTGCTGCGTCTGCATTCATCGCTGCAATTATAACATCGTCCATACTTCTACCCATAGCAGCTGCCGCAGCTTTTGCGTATGATGAAGTAGGGTCTATAAGCATTCTAACTTTATCTTGATCGTCAATTAAGTCAGCCCACTCATAGTCAGCTAATGATACTCTTCGTCTTGAGTGAGGAGTATCTATTTGTGGTGTATTTCCGTGTCGTGAAGACCTGATACTTGCACTTGTAACCCCAATTTGGTCAAAAAATGCATTTTTACCCTTAATAGTCTCAACATCAACGGCACCTCTTAACTTGCTTCCCATTTGTTGAGAAAGCATAGTAACATTTGAAGAGTATTGTTCTACAAATGCTGTAGTTATTTGAGTTGACATAGTTATGTCTCCTTCTTTGTTGATTGTTAATGTTAAAAATTAACGGAAGATTATCCTTTAGGGGTCTTACCTTGATTTAACAACTCTCGTTGCTTTGTCTTACCAAAGTGTCAGATAGGTCTTACGATTATCTATCATTCAGAAATACTTAACTGTTTGTCTTCAGTTTCAGTAAATCTTGAACTTCTTGAACAGCTGCATCATGGTTAGGGTGTTGTTTATTCCAATACGCCGAACCTTCTTGCTGTAATTCTCTTATTTGCTTATCAATTTCTTTAGGAGTTAAATATTGTGGACCAGTTGATGTAACCAACTTGTCTTCTCCTAAATCAGACGCAATATTTGCAAATGCTTTGACAAAATCTGGGTGGTCGCCAACTTTTGTGCCATCAGATAATGTCATGTGTGCAAAGTCTGGGTTTAAATATTTTTGTACAACACCTGTAACTGATTTAACTTTGTTATCGTATGCTGCACCCCACTCTTGCTTTAACGATGTTTCTGCGTTCATTCTGCCTTGCTCGGCTTTTGTATCTAAATCACGCATATAACTTCGTGTCATATCATCATAAAAATTCATTATACCTTCAGCTTGTTTAGGTAATAATCCATATTTATGTGCTGCTTTTTTAAATCCTTCTAAAGCATTTGTATCTACTGAACTATCCTCTTGTGTTTGTATTTGATAATCTTCTGGTTTAGATGGTCTTCCAAGTTTTGAGTAAACATCGTTCCAATCTTCATCGGTTGCGTGTTTATTTGGAATACTAATTTTGTCAGAACCTACAAGTTTTTGTGCATGTATGTATGACTTTGCTAAACCTGGAATATCTTGAATACTCTCTAAGGCTTTTTCGTTTTTTAGATCGTCTGGTAAACTGTCTTTCCAATTTACCTCTTGTGTTTCTGTAGCTGGCTGTTCAGACGCAACAGTTTGTTGTTCCTGCTCCGCTACCTGGTTTTCACTACTCATCGTTTTGTCCTCCTGGGTTTTTGTTGAGTGTTGATTTAATAAAAAGAACTACTGAACGTTGTCCTTCTCTAAACGCTGTTTCGTTACTATCATTTGAAAATGATGTGTTGTGAACGTTACAACGTTTTTCTAAATCTGATAAAATATCTTTACCGTCATCAGACTTAAAAACCCTTTGATACGCTTGTATAATTTCTTGTACTTGTTTTTTATTCATTTAAAACTTTTGCTAAAGGAGCTGCTTTATTAGCAATCTCTGCTTCTTGCATATCTTGCTGCATTTGAGCTTGTTGTTCTTGTTGTGCTTCTCTTTGTTGTCTTATTTGTGCAACTTGTCCCTTAGATTTTAAAATTTTTGCAGGAATTCCTAAAACATCTTTGATATATGACATTAAATTATCTGTATCTAAATAATCAAATACAGGAGCAACGTTTTGTAGAGAACCCATCAATTCAATTCCTCGCATCAATGATTGTACTTCACCAGTTTTTTGTGCTTTTGCTAATGGTGATACATATTCAATTTCGATATTTTGATTTCCTAAAAACTCTGGAGCTGGTTTAAATTTATTGTTTCTAATTAAAATACTAAAACATCTTGTAATTAATGGTTGTAATAATTCAGATTGCAACCTTCCTAATACTGGACCAAGAATTCTCATCTTCTCTTCGTTTCTTTGCAAAACCTCGGTTGCTGTCATTTGTGTTCCCTGAGTTGATAACAATTGATCTACAAAAAAGTTTTGTCTTATTGCGTCTCTTCTTTGTTCTTCCATTTGTATGCCAACAGGATTAGCAGCACCAATTTGTAATGGTTCTATTCTATCTCTAGTTCCTGCTCTATAATAATTTAATCCACCAGGTACCGTTCTTATCGGTAACATAAATCCATCATCAGGTACTAATAACGGTGGGTCGATTTGTTTTTGTGCAGCTTTGATAGAAGTTTTTGACATTAAGTTTAACATCTTAACGTCCGGCAAAGCGTTCATTGCTGGTGAACGACCATAAATTTCATTTGATGATTTTAAATATCTTGGTACGGCAAACGGAAATTCTGCAAAACCATTTTCTGATAAAACACTACCACTATCTTCATGTACATATACAGAATGAAATTTTTTATTCGTATATAAATCTGAGGGGTGTACACAATGAATTATATTAACATCATCGTTAGGAGCTTTTTCTATTTTTTTTAAGAGTTCAGCATTTAATTCTGCTTTAGGGAAAGCACTCATTAAATTGCCTGCTTTCATTTTAAATTTACGCGTTAAATTATTTACAAAACCTTTTTCATCTTCGCTAATATATATTTCTGATATATGAATATTTTTAAATCTTAATTCGTTCTCATCGTCTTCAGCAATAAATAATGCTGCAGTACCAAATGCGATTAGATCATGGTACAATTCAAATATTTCTTGTTGAAAGTTTGATCTGTTAAAAGCTTGATTTAAAACATTTGTGCAATCTTCTAACCATTCAATTGCTTCATCTTCTTGGTTTAGTTCTTCGTTTTTATATTTTAAAGAAAACCATGGTGATACTGTATTGGTTAACATACCGTGTAATGATGCAGCCAATAATTCTAATGCGTGAGTTGCAGTACCATCAAAAATTAATTCGTGTCTCTTATCACCTTTACTTCTTGATTTAGTAATATCTGCTTTTCTTGGAAGCATATAATCAGCAACATCTTGCCAATGGCTCTCCCAATTTTTTCTTTCTACTTTCAAAGAACTATATTTTTCTAATACAAATTTTCCTGTAGGTGTTATCATCTATCCTCCCAATAATGTCTTTCTTTGTATATCTCCTCCACCTAAAGAAGTATTTTTTGTTAATATAGTTGCTCTTCTACCTTTTTTCTTAACATCTAAACCATAATCAGGTGTAGCATCAGCTTGCTGTGATTGTGTTACTTCAACTGCAGTAGGTTGAACTGGCTGCGGTTTTGGTGGTGATGGTCTTCTTACAAATCCTCCCATAATATTATGCTCCTAATAATGTTTTTTTATCTGTAGTCGCATCATCTTCAACACCCTGGTAACTTGTAAGTATTGTTGATCTTCGACCTTTTCTTTTTCTATCTAATGTTTCTTGTTTTTCTTTTGCTGCTTTCTTTCTTTCCTCGTCCTCGAAACTTGGCGGCGGAGCCGCAGGAGGTGGAGGGGGTGGTAAAGAAGGCATTTTCGGTGATAAAAAGCTCATTCGTTTCTCCTATATAATTTTATATTCCGATATTGCGTTCGGAAATTTTTTGTTAATGTTGTCTTGGTTTGGCAACTCGTCTATTGCAATTGCCATATAACGAAAACTATCACACGCGTGGCTTGACCAATCGTGAACAGGTTTGTTGGCAAACATTCTTGCCTTGTCGTTATATTTTCTATGATAGTGTCTCAATGCGTCTATTAACTTTTTGCAATTGTCTCCGTCAATATAACATCGTGGTAAAATCATTTTAGCTGCGTGTATGCCGTCTTCTAATGGCAACTTAGGTAAAATTCTAAAATTAATACCTAATTGATATGCAACCTCTCTTCTTGTTTTACCTAAACTAAATTCTGTTACATCAATATCGTGTGGTGCATAATGATGTTCGTAAACATAATCTTTCTGTTTAATCATATTTACATAATGCGGTAAACCCTCTCGATTATTTTCGTAATAATCTATAATCCTTACGGTGTTACCTAACTGCTGATAAAATATTATAGATGTTGCGTCTCCAACCCCAATGTCCCAAACTGTATTGACAGATAACGCAGGGTCATAATCTATTAAAGTTATTTTACCTTGGTCTTCTAATTTTTGTATTATGTGTCCATAGATTGAGCCTTCTATATTAGCAATCCAATCACACTCAAATTCTTGTCGATACTTGCTCTCACCCATTTGTTTGAAAGCTGCATCTAATTCTTCTTGATCTATAATTTTTGTTTTAGATACTGGCGCGGTATAAGTTAGCCAATCACTCTCTTTAACAGCATGAGTATAAATATCGTAAAAAAAATTATTAGTTCCAGCTGGCGTGCCTATGAAGTAACAGAACCCCTTGCGATCACTTAAAGCTGGTCTCAAAATTTCATTCCAAACTTTAGGGTCCACCTGAGCTGTCTCGTCTATGCACACCCCATCAAGGAATATACCCCTTATACTTTCTGAATTTTCACTTGAAAGTAATGTAACACGAGAACCATTTGGTAAGTCGCATCTTAATTCTGTTTCGTTATACTTAACACCAGGTATTTTTCTGGTAAATTGTTTTATATAGTCCCAACTTATACTTTTAGCTTGCCTAAATGTCGGTGCTAGATACGCATATCTAGGGTTTGGCAAAGGGTTTGTAAGAGCTGCTTTAATCAGATGATTAAGTATGCAGACTGTTTTCCCGAAGCGCCTGTGACATGAAATCACCGCAAATCTATGTTGGTCTAGCAAGTCGTGTAATTCTTGTTGATACGACCTAGGCGTATAATCTATTTCTATGTGCATTAATGAATTGTTGGTGATGCTCTAAATAAATCTTGTGATGGCTCATAATCCATACCTGATCGACACAACATGTATTGTGCAAATTCTTCTGCAACATTTAAATCGTCAAATCCAATAATAGTTATAATTAAACTCTTTGAACCTTTATCTACAAAGGCAATTGTTTCTAACGGTTTTGTAATATTCGGTTTTTTCTTTTTCATTGTTAATCTCATTGTGTCTGTGTCTGTGTGGGTGGTAGTCCCAATATATATATATATCTACACGCGCGACCACGCCCAGGGGTATAGTCCCTCTTTATTTACGCAAAAAACGCTAGCTGTCATGTAACAGATCAGGCGCAGCGGTTACCATAGCCGATGACAATTGTTATTCTATCTACTTAATAGTTTAAATTGTGTGTTGGTTGTGTGTTCTCTGTCAATCGAACTCCATAACACACGCGCGGAACTGCGTCCCTGCGTATAAAAATACCAACCCTTATGACTTCTTATGTCTTGCAGCAAACTTCGCTGCTGCTTCTTTAGAACCGAACCCCCATTTTTTAAGAGCAAGTTTTAATCTTGTTGGTCTTCCTTTCTTATCTTTTAACGGTCCCTTAACTTTACTGAAGCGCGCTGCAAAGCTGACCCTCCGAGGGTTTGTTCCTTTACTTACTGGAGCCTTGACCCCAAACTTTTTACGTCCTGCAGCATTTAATCCGCCTTTTGGATTTTGGAACCTTTTAGCGACCATTTACTTTTTTTTCTTTTTTGGAAAGCCTGCCTGCATATTTTTATATGCTTTTCTACTTATAGAACTCTTTGATTTAGGTCGAGACGTGCCAGCCTTTTTTCTTTTATTAATATTATAATAAAGACCCTTACGCGCCATCTTTCCTGACTTTGTTCTGTGATAGCCTTTTTTCATTGTTTTACCTCTTTCTTTTTTTTTATTTTTTTATTTTTTATGAGTTGACTTATTGTAATATGTATATTACCAATCTGGTAACATATAAATTTAACAAAAGGAGAAAAATATATGTCTAACTTACAAGTAAAAAGATTTATTCCTAAAGAGTTTAAACCTTTAGAAATAAACTCAACAATTGATTTAGATTTTTACTGGAACAGTAACGATTTAAAACCAATTGCAATATGTTTTACAAAAAAATCTTTTCGTCATTCATGGTACTATAGATTTAAAAATGTAGAACACATGAACAACCACATCAAAAAAACTATTGATGGAAGATTAGAACAAAAAAAAGCAGTTCAAGAACGAAGGAAAAAAAGATACGCACCGCATACTTTACAAGTTGGAGACTATCTTTACTGTTCCTGGGGTTATGACCAAACTAATATTGATTTTTTCATAGTAACTAAACTAATAGGAAAAAATAAAATATTAATAAAAGGTTGTTCTAACCAAATAACCAATAGCACCGAATATTCTGATTTTGTGCGACCTGGTAAAGATACAGGTAACAGATGGACAACAGACAACCAAGGAAACCAGGTTGAATTATTAAAAACCGTTGACGGTTCAAATAATTCTATTTCTCTTTCTTCTTTCGCTTTTGCTCGTAAATGGGACGGAGAACCAAAATCTCAGACTAACTCCCTATACGGTCATTAAACTATTTACCCTGGGAGGCTTTTGCCTCCTGGGGTCTTCCCCAACTAATTGATAAATTTGTATCTTGTTTAATTTCTTGTTTGCTTTTATCTCCGAAAATTCCTGCAGCTAATTTTGACG